CCAGAAAGGAATACAACAGAGAGAGCTTTCTTTCTAGGGTAGTCTAGTACCTCTGTGATAGCTGCTCCTATGTATTCTGGTCCATCACTGTACACAATCCAGAGATGAAACTTATTTGTTACGCACCCATGAAGAACATCTATCTCTTCATACCTTCCATAGGTGTAGTCGGTTGCTTTCTTTATGTGTCTGGAAATATCTCCCCAGACATTTCTAATATCGGTAACGGGTACAAGTGAAATGTTAGCCATACTATCCTATACTATTTAGTCCTCTACTGGTTTCTGGTGGTTGTTCACCTCTACCGTATTTTTGCACCCTAAAGTCATTTATGAAAGAATCAATTTTACCAGCACCTGCATCAGAGGAACCGTTACCCATCATTGATACAATGTCAGCGGGAAGAACGTACTCATCTCTGGATAGTATAGCTGGTTGTTGTCCTTCGATGGAGAAAGGTATTGAGTCAGACATACCATCACCAGGACCATTTACTCTCCCTTCAAAGTAAGGAGACGGTGGTCCTCCCATTTCGTAGGCTTGGATTAAGCCACCTGCTTGCGCCTCAACCGGAATACCAGAAAGAACTTGCTGCATCGTTGCTACATCTTCCATCTCTTCTAGCTCTCCCTGTGTCGGTAAAGGAGAAGGTGCTACAGGGGCGTCCATTGCACGGGCAGCGGGAGGTGGTGCTGTAGGATCTCCTCCTCCACCTAGAAATTTTTCTAGTAACGCAGGTGCTCCTGCTCCTCCTAACAGAGAAGTCATAGGAAGAGGAAGCTTGCTAATTACATCTTGGGCTTTATCAGTAGATAATAAACCACCTGTTAACATTTGTTCTAAGAAACTACCACCTTCTTGCATCTTAATTAGTCCACCTGTCTTGGCAGGGAGGGTAAACCTTTCGTCAAAGAACCTGCGTCTACCAGCTCCGGGCTGTGCAAAAGCCAGTGCTTCTTCTACGCTAGTAGGAAAAGCGCCTGTTCTCTCAGACTCAAAGCGTAGACCTTTCTTGGGAAGCGGGGATGGTCTCTCTACTTCCATAGCGTCATAGTAACTACTGTAGTCTATAGGCTCAAAGGCTCCTCTTTCCAGAGCAGCGTCTACTCCTATGCCAGCTAATCCCGCTGTCGCGGCAGGTTTAAGCTGAGTCTTTAAGAAGTCCATCTTACCTAACCCTAGTTGAGGATCATACGGTTTTACTGTGCTAAGAAAGGATGGTTTATCCATTGCTTGAACTGCGCTAAGATTAGCCTGAGAAGGTTGAAAACCTTTCATTAAATCACTGACTGCAAAATCTTTATTTACTAAGTCCTTTGCTTGTAAAGCTTTTACATAGTCTGCACTAGGCACAGGTGGAACCAAACCTGCACCACCGGAAGCAGGTGTGGGTAAACTTGCTGGTCCAAAATTAGTACCAAAACCAACCTCTGGCAACCCTGACCCAGCTTGTTGAACACCTTGAGTAACAATTTCTGGTGTGGCCTGTCCTACAGTTTCTGACACACCCATTAAACTTTGATCACCAAACATACCAGCGCCTAGTCCTGAGAGACCACCACTGATTAACCCACCTATGGCAGCTTCCTTTAAACTTTGTCCTCCTAGAAGACCACCACCAAAAGAACCTAGCCCTGCACCTACACCTGTTGCCAGTGCGCCTGTTCCTAGAAAAGGTAAAGCCATAGGTAAGAACATTCCACCTAATATAGCACCAGCAACTGGTAGGATACTTTTAAGTATGTTAGCCTCTGGTAGACCTGTCTCTGGATTAACAGGTAGTCCTTGAGAATGACCAGCAGAACGTGCCAACATATTAAGATAAGGGAGTTCTGACTTGCTCATATGAACAAGAGTGTTGTCTCCTTTTCTACCCTTCATGGCCATTAGATTGGCCAGACCGCTCATGTCTGCGCCGGGAGCCGCTGCCATATATGTACTAGGACCTATTTGCATTTTATTATGTACCCATTGTGTAAGGTTGTATAGGCATTACTTGTTGCTGTTGTTGTCCTTGCCCAAAAGCTTGGTTCTGATTACCTGCCATTGGATTCATTGAACCCGGAGCACCACTAGGCATCATACCTGAGAGACCACCTCCTGCCCCATTATAACTAAAAACTGAAGGATTAGCAAAGTTCTGCGCGGCTTGAAGCACCTGAGTATCAACAGGTGGACCCAACGGTATTCTTTGATTATAAGCATTTACATCTGTATAAACATTGGGCTTCATTAAATTAGATAGACCAGCAGCACTACTATAAGAATCAGCAGGGGCAGGAATAGGAGTAGAGATTAAAGGCTGAAGAGCGCCTTGTTGAAAACCTTGTTGGAACAGTTGATCATCTACCCCTCCTCCTAGCTGCATAGAAACAGCTTCTTCTGGATCTATTCCTGCTCTGAGCATAGCCTTGGTCTCAGGATTAGAAGAAGCATCTGCTCTTATATTCCGAATGGCTTGTGGATCAGATACTCCAGCTAGACCCCCTGATCCTGCTGGTAAGATACCCATCTGAGTAAACATTTGTTGTGTACCTGCAGGAGCATTTGCTACTTGAGTGCGAAAATTAGGATCTTGGTCGTACATAGCACGTATCATAGCATTCATAAAATTAGACTTATTAAATAGCGACATAACTTAATCTCCTACGGAGTGAATGAATTAAAATCTGACCAACCAATGGTGGTCCCTGCTACGCTTACATAACCTCTAAACTTACCTGTTTTTCTTTCGTATATTACATCACCCGCAAGTGGTTGACCTACTACACCAGATGATACTTCTCTATTAATTCTCACAGTACCTGTTCTAATATTTTCTAGGTCTCTTCCCTCTAGTTCGTTAATCATCGAGTCTGCCCACTCTCTTATCTCTGCGTAGGCTTGTATTAATTCATCGTCTGTTAACCTGTATAGATCAGGAAGTGTAGGATAAACTGCTGCCATCTGTACCTACCTGAGACCATCTTCTTGTATATCAAGTCTCATATCTCCGTATCTCCATTCAGTTCCTGTGGCATCGTTCTCTAACCTAATTCTTGCCTGTCTGCCTCTGCTTCTAAATCTAACTGTCTGGGTATTCTGAGTAAGATTGAAAGGTCCTTTTGTTCTTAGTTGGCCGTTGGGAAACTCTTTGGTTTGAATTGTAAAAGCAACCTGCCCGTTGTTGATTTCAAGATCAGGAATTAACCTGTCAACAAAGAGCATCTCATTACCATCACCTATGCCAAAGTCAGCACTTTCAATAAAGGAATCTATCTTCAACCCTTTCCCGGTAAAGATATTTGGTATCTCATTGTCATAGATACGAGTGACGCCTACTGATGTTCCCGTGTTAATAACATTATCAAAGACACCTCTGTCACTCCACGTAGTCCAGATAGCTTCACCGTAGACCCAGTAGTTTTCTTCCATGGACCACGAAACATACCTGTTGCATTCGATAGAATCAGCAGATGGATAGAGCCACGTAATCTCTTTGAACTCTGAGTTAATACCTGCGTATATTTTATTCATGTGATCTCTGTTTATATCATTAAAGACATGCCTTCTAACCGTGCAGTCTAATCTTCTTACCCTACCATCAAAAGCAAAAAAGTTATTAAAGCCCATCCAGACAGGAGTACCGTCCATATCAGTACCACCGTGCTGACTAACTCCACCACACCCTGTTCCTAGTTCAGTGAAAGAAAAGATAAAAGGAGGACCAGTGAAGCGCATACCATAGAGAACACGATCAGTAAGAATAGCAATTTGGTTTCTACTTCTGATACCCTGTACAATCTCAGTTCCACCTGACAGGGTATTTTCTCCTGATGTAGAACTTACAGAAGGCGTCCAGTTAGTGTAATCATTTTGATCTGACCACCTCACAAGTAAAGGTTCTTTTGGCCCTGCAAAAGTAGAACAACCAAAACAAATAACGTGTCTGTCGTTAGGAGAGACCACGAATGAGTTAATACTGACAGGGGCGTTGGTAACAGGAAAGGCTCTGGCCAATCCTCCTGAAGTAGGAAACCACTGGTTTAACCCCATTCCTCTTTTGTTGGAAAGAAGTATCTCTCCAAAGGTATCTAGCTGCCAGTTAGCAGGTATGAAATCAATACCAGCTGACACAGCAGGAGAGTTCCATGTTCTGAATCCTGCTGTGGTACTAACATCTACAAGGAACTGTGCCGTGGCTAGACCTGCTCCTGCGCTTGTCGCAACTGCACTAACCAAAGAATTAATGGTAAAGTTATTAGCATCTTCTGCTGACACCACCTGAAAGATAGGACCACCAAAGGTAGAATCTGTAAGAAGAATGTTACCTCCCACTGTTGTTGCAGTGGTGAAGTAAACAAAATCATCAATCTCTAAATTATGACTAGGACTAGTTATGCTAACAGCAACTGTGGCAGCTACCACATTGATAACACTGGTCAGAACCACAGAGGTAAATACCTGTGCATTATAGTCTGCTGCACCGTAGCCTGTACCTGTGATCCCAACAGAAGCACCAGTTGGTATAAGGTACTGAACAGTGGCTTCTCCCGCTGCTGTTGTGTTGTCAGGTGCAGAGGTAGAGGCATCAAAAGTAAAGACGTTTGCAGTGATAACACTGACAGGGAACATAGCGTTAAAAGAAAAATCAGTGGCAACAGAGGAAGAAGTAAACACGGCAAAGTCACCAGAAGCCAGCCCGTGTGCTGTGTCTGATACACAGACCCTTACATTGTTTGCCTGTGTGCCAAAAGCATTGGTCAGAGTTGCGCTGGCTCTGACAGGAGTGATGTTAAAAGTTCTTGTTCCTTGGTAAAGGTACAAAGCCTTGTCTGTTCCAATGGCCATCTGTTTTTGGGTAATATTATCTTGCCATGTAAGCAGATCTCTACCTGTACCCAGAATAGAACCAGAAGTTTTAACGTCCCAGCCTCTGATATTTTCAGGTCTTTTGTCTCTGAACCTGACTCTATTACCATCATACCAAGAACCTTGCTCCGCATACTGCGTAGATTCTCTGTGTATTCCCGGCCTAAAATTAAGCTTTCTTGTTTGTGATAGTGTGGACACTTATAACTCCTACGGTGCAGTAGCCAAAGCTTTAATAACTAGAGTAGATATAGCAGTGGTAGTTCTTGCATTATAAACCAGAAGATCAACAGCGTTTGCTCCTGTGCTCATGGTGGGAGCAGTACCGCTTACAAAAACATAGGCAGTGGCGAAGGCAAGAGTTCTACTCCCTGTGCCGTCTTGCGCCACGTAGATATAACCTGTCTGTCCCGGTGTTACACCAGCAGGTGCACCCAGTGTTCTGTTACCTGCCAGTGTTATGGCAAAGTTATTTCCCAGAGCCATGTTGACAGCTATAGAAGCAGCGTCTGTAAGAGAGACAACTGGTCCAACCACTGGACCTGTAAAGGTGGTGGCGCTGGTAAAGGTTTTTGCTGATGGGATTGTAGAGGAGACAGAGGTTCTAACATACCTAATATCTGCAGTGGACACTGGAATAAGGTCTGCATCTGCAGTTCCAATGTTTAAGTTTGAAGCAGTGCCTAGTCCTAGACCAGTGGCATTGGGCTGATGAACAGACACCCCATCACAAACAAACCATCCATCTGAACTGACCCCCACAGTTGCACCCTGACCTGCCAGAGTTTTAATCTTTGTAGTTTCAGTTCCTGATAGAACGGTTTGGTTTCTGATAAAGTAGCCTTTAGACTGTTGAGGGATGACGAGATTAACATCACTGGTTAAGGTTCCTTGTAATTCAAGAAAAGCACTTCTGGCTTGATCAGTTGTGCCATCAAGATTGGTTAAGGTTACATCTACAGAAGACAGGGATACTGTGACGTAGGCAGCTATGGCGTCATCAACAAGATCAATGACGTTGTTGTTAAGCACAGTTCCCCAAGAGTTAGGGTTAGCCCCGTCTGCTTGCTTTTCTAATCGTATTCTAGTGGTAAACGCCATGGTACTATCTTCCTTACTTTAATACGTGAATACCTTCTGTATAATAGCAGACATAGCTGCTCCTAAACCAGAGGCTACTATGAACACTCCTAGGAGAACTCCTTTGCCTTTGTCAAGTTGACTTTCAAGTTGGTCAAGCCTATTGGTTAACCTGTCAACTTCTTTACTCAACTGATCTACAGCTTGTAACATCTTCCCTATCTCTACATCAGTTAAGTCTGGCATCTTTAGATTCCTTTACTGGGGATACCTGCAGCTACAACGTAACCTGCAACATCAGCACCTTTTTTTCTTATTTTTAGTATACAAGTAGGTATATCTTTATAGTCGTTATAAGTTGAGATAACCTCCTCAACTCTAAACATCTGTGGAGGAGAAAGCCTAAAACAGCGTTGAGCAATACTTTTACCTAGTAACTGTTCAGCGTAGGAATTCATATCTCTACTGTCTGCCAGAGCTACGTCCATTATATCTTTCTCTGATAAGCACATAAAGAAAGTAGCTATTGAATCTCCTTTAGCCCATGTCTCTTGAGCCAATGCAGAGACAGGAGCCAGTAGAAGACAAACAACAAGTAGTAATTTAGCCAGTACTTTCATGTATTATACACTACCTTATTTTGGTTTAACAGGCCAGTCATTAATTTCTGCTACAGCTTCTATATCATCCTCTAACATCTCAGGTGTTACAATGGTCATGGCTTCTAGCCCTGCTATGTTACCTTTACTATCTATATCACCTTCGAGCACCAATGCTCTGGCTCTGAGATCGTTCCTCCACTTGACAATATTAGCAGGAACTTCTTTGCCTGTGTCTAACTTTCTGATAAAGTACCAGTCGGTTTCTCCAAACCACGCAGCAAGAACAGCGTTAATCTGACTTTTCATTGTAGCTTTAATATCAGCTAGTTCTATAGGCGTTGTAGTTCTGATCACAGTTACTTTATCTTCCAGTACAACAGGAGGACCTTCAGATGTTTTGTAGAACATAGTATTTACCATATTACCTATATACTTATAAGGTACTACACCTATGTTCTTTCTTTCTTCGTCTGTCCAAGCGTCAGTAAAGATAGTCTTAGGATATTGAACCCCGTTAATCTTTATACCTTTAGGCACTCGGATAATCTCTAACACTTGATTACCTGATATTCTTGCCCACATTGTTTAGTTTCCTTTCCTTGTAAGCCCTACTAGACCACCTCTAGCCCTACCAATTCCCAGTTGTTTTAAAATTTCTGCAAACGTACCCCTACCCGTTCCTCGGTTTGATTCTGGTAGTCGGCCTGTATTAGGGGGTTGAGTAGCTCCTCCTCCTTGGCCAGCTGCTTGTCGATTTAACGCTGCTTGCTGTGCTTCAAACTGTGCAGCTGCTGCCGCCCTGTCAAATGCAGGAGGAGGAAGCTGTGTTGTAACAGAAGGTGTTCTCCCAAAGAAACTGTTTAGTCTGTCAAGAATGCTACGATCTGCTTCTGCTTTTAGTCCACCTTTTCCATCTGGTGCTGCTAACGCCCTTATTACTTCTTGAGAAGAAGGGACAAGTGTACCCTGTCTACCTGCACCTCCTACCTGAACATTCGGAACTGTTGGTCCGAAAACTCCCCCGGATACTGGGTTAGTTAGTGCAGCTGCTTTCTGTGCGCGTTGCAGCCCTGCCGGAGGTATACCTTGGCGCCGCCTAGCCGCCGCTTCCTCTGCGCGTCTTCGTGACTGATCTAATCTATTCTCTGGTGTGAAAAAATCTAGAATATCACCTAGACCTGCGACTTGAACACCTGTCTCTAGACCCCTGTTGCCAGCTTCCCGTTCTCTAGTATTACGATCAAAGCTCTCTCTTAAAACTTGTCCAGCACTTCTTACCCTTTCTCTTCCTAAACTACCGGGGTTCTGTGCTTCCACCGCTTGAGTAATATTAGCTGCTTTTACTTGCCGTTCCGCTTCTTCTGGATTGCGTGACAAGGCAGGAGTAGGAGGATCAAAAGCATCAAAGGTTGTATCTGGCGCAGGTGGATCAAAAGCATCGAAGACAGGATCATTAGCAAGAGGAAGGGGTGGAGCAAGCCGAAACTGTTCTGGTATATTACTAATATTGTCAAAGCTAAATGTACCGGGTCTGGATACAGGAGCAAAGTCATTAGGATTAAAAGCATCAAAGACAGGATCATCTCCTAGATCAGGATTAAAAGCATCAAATACTTCAAAGGTAGTATCTGGTGAAGAAGCAAGCTCTAGGTTATCAAATGGATCAAACCTGGGATCAGTAGGTGGATCAAAAGCATCGAAGACAGGATCACCAGAACCACTTGCTTTAAAGTCTGGATTTATAGTCTGTAGAAAAGCTTCTTCACGGGAACCGGGTGCTGCTGTATCTGGATCAAAAGGAAGACCGCCTTCAAAATCCTGAAACCCAAAACTAGTCAGACCATCTGACCTACCTTCAAAACCTTGGAAATTTTTAAAATCAGAAAAATCGTCAGTAATACCTGCGTCTAACTCACCTTGTCCTCTGGGTATCTGACCTTCTAACTCATTATCTTCAAACTCGTCAAGGGTTCCTTCATCTATACTTGAAAGGGTTCTCTGTAGCTCGTTAGATCCTTGAATAGATTCACCAGCGTTTAGCTCATCTTGACTTGTTAAGTTGGCAAACTGCGTTTCAACATTGTCTCCTCCTAATCCAAAAGGAAGTAGACTACTAACTGCTTCTCCTTTGTCTATAGACCCTCTCTGGCTTTCTGGTAGATTAAGAAATTGACCAGCTTGTACTGCTAGATTAGCAGCTGGCCCTAAGCCTGGTAAACCTAAACCCAAAGCTGTGTCAGCAATATTCGCTATTCCACCTACTGTTTCAGCAGTGCCGCCAAATGGAGAAGGAAGAGAAAAACCCTCACCAGAGGGAGCAAGCCTACGGGGAGCAGGGCTAACAGTAGGCTGCTGGTTACTGGATGGCCTTGCGTCTAACTCATCTTGTCCTGTGGGAGAAGGAGGAGGAGGAGTGAAAGCATCAAAGACTGGATCTGATTGAGAAGAACCAGAACCTGATCGTGAGCCAGAACTTGAACCAGAGCTTGACCCTAATCCAAAACGTCCTAATCTTCTTGCTATTGCACCTTCACCAAAACCTTGCTCTCTGAGAGACTCTTCAAATTCTCCCGGTCCAAACGGTACAAACTTAACACGGATAAAGAGAGGACCAGTTCCTGCTCTAGACCTTGCAAGACGTTCTTGAAAAGTAGCATCTTCACTTACAAATCTACCGGGAGGACGATCAGGACCAGGTGGAGGAATAGGTTGATCAAAGGGATCACCGGGTATACCTGATGCAGGAAAGTCGGGTGTACCTGCGCCCCCCTGACCACCGGACAGGGGATTAAAAGTATCAAAGACTGGAGCTGCAGGAGCAGGAGCTGGGGCAGGGGGATTGAAGGCGTCGAAAGTTGCGTCTGGTGTAGGCGCAGGAGCAGATTGAGGCGCAGGTGCTCCTTGTGATACTGGTGAACCGCTACCCATTTTGATTCTCCCTCATAATCTATATCCCGTATATTGGTGGGAGTGTACCATGGCCACCTATGTCTGCCATGGCAATATAAACAAAGTTACCTAGTGATCCATTCCCTGCACTTGTTATACTGTTAAACTTAATACCATTGGCAAGAAAGTCAACAGACCCTAGTGTTCCTGATGTATCTATATCTGTTGTATTAGGACGTAAGACTAGCGGATTAGTAGTGGTATTAAAGGGATTCCTCGCCATGTCTATGATACACCAAGGATCTCCTCCGCTGTCAGCACGCCTTATTAAAACCCAACGTGGTTTAAACTCAAAGTTTACCCAAGGACCATTAGTTGTTCCATTACCCGTGTACGATCCTACTTTACAGACACCGGGGATAGATCTAAAAGCCATAAAAGACATAGTTTGACCGGACTGATTTGTTTGGCTACTGCTACCCACGGTAAAGACTGTAGAGGTAGGTGCTTGACTTTGCCATACTGTAGCATTAGCAGTTGCCACTATAGTAGTGTTTAATTCTAGAACATTATTCTCAGGATTTCCATTTATACCTGTGATGTTCTTTATATATACTGCCCAGTCAGTTGAACCAGTGGTGGCGTTCTTTACAAAGATAGCGTCTGGCACACCTCCTAGTGAGTGACCCACTGTTGTAAAACTGCCTGTTCCAGTAAATGTACCCACTGAAAAGTTTTGAGCCACGGATGTAACAAGGGTACTGTTAGTAGAACCTGTGGTATTAGTTATACCGCCAGTTGCAGAGCTACCTGCTAACCACTGCCAGAGAACAAAGGTACCAGTGTTAAGGTTTACCTGTGAATCTGCACCTAGCTCCCCACCCCTTTGTAAAAAGCTTGTCAGAGTATCTGCGTCAAATACTTCAGCATCTGCAGTGTTAGAATGTAAGTCCCGTGCCACTCCCCTTACCCTGTCGTAGAGCATATTACTAGAGGTGGCACTTCTACTTTTTATCCAAGCAGAGGCTGTAAACTTAGAATCACTCCCGCCGCCTACAATCTGAGTAGCACTGTTACCTGTGTAAAGCGTAGCGTCAAAGAAGTCTTTACCTTGGAAACTTGGAGTAGCTAAGTCTGCTGTGTTAATTGTTTTGTTACCGCTTCCTATGGTGTGTGGAAAGTCTGCTTCGTCAAAATGAAAGGTACAATCATAGTTATTAAAACGAGCAACTGCAGCATAGTATGTAAGCCCTGCAACTGTAGACACCGTTGTTCCTTGAGCTACATTATTCTTTAAAAAATTTAACTCATTAGCAGTGGCATTATATCTAACAGTTATAACATCATTAGTAGTCCAAGCACCTCCAAAAGCAGTTGTTGTCTGAGAACTTTGAGTTCTCTCTCTTAATGTTCCAGGCTGGTCATAAGAATACGCTGCATTAAAGCCTACAGCTGAACCACCAAACGTATTGTTTGAGGGCAACGCCGCTGCTGCTAGACAGTTCTCATAACAACAAATGCCTACTCTACCAGCACCGTTATTAGTAGTCATCTGAAATTCTGTGGTGCCTGTGGTAGGTAAGGGAAGAGTAGAGAATGTCCCACTATCTCCTCCAGCTGTTCCAGTAACTCTTCTGTTTCCTTCCGCAAATGTTACTGTGCCAGCATCTCCAGAGATTAACATATTCATTGTAGAGTACATCTTAGAAGGAGTATTACCAGTTGCATTTGCACTGGTCATACCCGTAGGGGTAAAGTCATTGTTGTTAGAACTAGCATCATTACCCAAAGCTCCAGAGTTAGAAAAGTCTAGAGAGAATGAATTACCTCCTGCGTTACTGGCCAGAAGAGCTACATTTGCATCACTGTTAGGAATAACCTGTGATCCATTTGTTCCAAAAGTATGTGTACCTAAAAAGTCTGAGATAGTTGCGCTCCCACTTTGAATGGATCTACCTACTAAAAAAGTATACTGAGAAAAATAACCTTTCCAAGGAAACAAATCAGTGACTGCGTTATTGTACTTACCTATGAAATGGAGCGCACTCCCGTTACCCCATGAGTTAAGGCTACCTGTAAAGTCAGAACCAACTATTTTAGTAAGAGCAACTTCATCACCATTGACAAATATTTTAACTGTGTCAGAACCAGAGGCAGTCCCATCAATTGATAAGAGAATATGATACCAACCTATATCTCTAAAGACTCTATCTGATTCGTACTGCGTTGTTGTGGATGAGCCGCTTTCAGTGTGTACTTTTAGTTTATCTGCAGCTGTTATTGTTAGTCTATTGGAAGAAGTAGATATAACACCTCCTAGTGAAGCAAGAATAGCTTGCTCTGATCCTAGCGCACACCGTTGAATCCACGTACTAACAATAACCTGTGATGGAGAAGTTCCACTAGAAAAAGTTTTTGATAGGAAGTCAGAAGTATCTTCTAGCCAAACAGAACCAGTGACTAGTGAAGGGGAAAATGGATCACTACCTCCACCACCACCACCCCCAGATTCAGCGGTAGCTTCTGCACCCATTAAAAGAAGATTATTAAAAGTACTCATGTTTCAATTACTCAGGCTTAGTTGGCCAGACAATATTATTAACATCTACCACTGACGGAAAATCTCTAAGGTCCTGACGATACTGAGTTTGTGCTTCAGACATTGTAGGAGAGTCCGGCATTGCCCACCAGTCTGTCTCAGATAGTTTCGCATCACGCTCTTCTCTTACTTGTTTCCAAACAGCTGCTATTTTTCCTGTAGCTTCCCACTCGGCATCTGCCGCATCCATAGCAGCACTTTCTTCAGCACTAAGAGGTACAAGCTCCCCATTCACCATTCTATTGCGCGACATTATATTGTCTCCTTCAAACCGTAGACCCGAAAATTACCGTTTTCTATATTGCCAGAAGATGACTGAAATCTTAATGAAATGGTGGGAAGACTTCCTACTCCGTCATGGAATCCAGCCAGTGTTCCGGTAGCAAGCGAAGCATCACCATGTTTAGCCACGCAATAGTTACCGTGCACGATTGTATTGTAAGTTGCGTTGGAGGGACCCATTCCCGACCAGTACGTTACAAATTGAGAACGGTTACGGGTAGAGCTAGAAATGTTATTGCCAAGTTGAATATCTGCTGTAATACCTTGGGTGTTGAGATATCCATTGTGATTACTTTGTGTGCGTTGGAGGTGTTGAAAGTAACCACTGGTAAAATAAGCCACTGATCCCGCTGAATCATCAAATCCGATAAGACACTGTAATTCTGTGTTACTTGTTGAGTTTCTAAACCCATCAATCGTTATACAATATATTTCAAAACCATCATCAAATGGCGTGTTTCCTATGGCACCTATATCTACCGTTGCAACAGCACTACTTACCTCTGTAACGTGTAAAAGCTCCCAAGAACCTCCTCCAGCAGCGGCGGCACTTGTCCAAGCTCCAGAGGCCGCTGTTAGCACGTTCCCGTCTGATCCCGGTGCTGGAAAACTTTGAAGGTTTGCTGGTAGACGTGCATCAGGGACAGAACCAGTACCTAGATTAGTAGCGTTTAAAGCAGTAAGGTTAACTCCACTAGCTGCTGGGAGAGTAGCTGGTAGAGCAGTTAAGTTTACACCGCTGGTAGCTGGCAGGGTAGCGGGAAACCTAGCATCTGGAACAGTTCCACTACCTAAATTAGAGGCGTTAAGATCTGTAATACTACCACCATTAACTGCAGGAAGTGTTCCCGTGATCTGGGCAGCAGGTATAGCTGTTAAATTAGCAGCAGATCCGTTAGGAGCCAATACATCTGTTCCTATTGCTAGTCCTAGATCAGATCTAGTCTGAGTTAAATTCCCTGCGTCTAAGCGTATGGTCATAGTTGCTCCTTAACTAAGGTTTTGTAGGCCAGTTTGGACTTTCTGGGTCTGACGTATTAGCGGGTAAATCCCGTAATTCCTGACGGTACGATTTTTGAGCATCCGACATTGTTACATCAGAATTCGCCATCCAATCAGTTTCGGCTAGAAGCTTGGCTCTTTTAACGCGCAATGCAAACCAAGCGCGGTCTTCTGCACCGTCATCAAATGCTTTTTGTCTGGCATCTATTTCTTTCTGTTCTTCAGCGGTAAACTCCATAATGACTGAAGTTTTCTTGTCACAATCGACGTAATTATATTTATCCATTTTCTCTCTCTCTTTATTAATATGTCATACGAAGAACTAGGAATCTATCGGTTGCCTGTAGTTGCGTGAATTTCAGTCGGTTTACCGCTGAAGCCGTATTGTATCTCACATGGCCTTGGATGGTATCGTAGCCACCTCGACTGGAAAACGTACCAGAAGTTTCAAATCGTGCCATGATAGGAGCCGTAGCTTGTTCTGGTCGGAAAATCGTGTAATCCATTACGCCTGTATATAGCCCCCCCGAAGGTGCACTGTTAAATCCAGCCGATCCACTCGTCCATTCAGTTGACGTATAAGCATCGTCAGCACTAACTTCTAATCCCGACGTTAAAAATGAGCTACCACCATCTATAGAGTATTCTACAACCATGTTTCCACTACCGGAATATTTATTGATGATGACTCTGGTCGTCTTGCTCAAACTTCCAAGAATTAATGTGGTCCCACCTACAACATTATTCTGGACAACTTCCCAAGCACCACCAGCTGCTGCCGCAGCACTAGTCCACGCTCCCGAAGCTGCAGTTAAAATATTTCCATCTGATCCCGGCGCTGGAAAACTTTGAAGGTTTGCTGGAAACCTTCCATTAGGGACCGTCCCACTACCTAAGTTAGTTGCGTTTAACGCTGTAAGATTAACGCCACTGGCAGCTGGAAGTGTGGCCGGAAACCTTGCATCCGGGACGGTCCCGCTACCCAGGTTAGTTGCATTTAACGCAGTTAGGTTAACACCACTAGCAGCTGGCAACGTAGCGGGAAATCGTGCATCAGGAACAGTACCGCTGCCTAAATTGTCTGCATTTAAAGCAGTAAGGTTAACGCCACTAGCAGCTGGGAGGGTAGCAGGGAATCTTGCGTTAGGCACGGTGCCACTGGCTAGGTTAGAAGCGTTAAGATCTGTAAGACCAGAACCAGAACCACTACCGCCAGAGGCTATGAATGTAGAAGTCAGAGCAGTGCCGTTTAACTCAGTTCCCGTTGCTAAGTTTACATTACCTGTCCCATTACCACTAAGATTAAGATCACCATTATTAGAGGTGGCTGTAATAGTATCTGCTTTTAATGTACTCATTATTTAATCCTCTTAGATTATTGTAAGATTACCATTAATAGTCAAAGTAGTTCCAGAGGCTATGGTTATAGGACCTGCTCCTGAAGCATTTTCTATAGTGGTAATAACTGTAGTTGTATTTAACTCTTGTTCGTTGATACGGAAAATATCTCCGGGTCCTGTGCTTGCGTCACCTGTGCTTCCGTTATCCCCTTTAAAGAAACCACCTCCCGGTGATGTATCCGCAAAACTTAATGTATCAGTTCCATTGGTTTGTAGAACTTGTCCATTATTACCAGCGGAAGTAGGATAAGTTAAGCCAGCAGCTGTTAAGTTAGTAGTTGTTAAATCTGTAAGACTAAGAGAAGGGTTGATCCTAGCTGTAACACTGGTGGTGGCAGTGCTAACAGAGGTACCCTCCTCTGTCAGGAGGATTGTACCGTCATTGGCAGTAAAAGCAGAAAAACCGCCAAGGGCTAAAGTATTAAGCTGATCTGCTGTGGCAGTGAGGACTGTACCCCGGAGAGCAAACTGGCCTGTGACATTTAACTGTGCCGTACTCATAGAGATAGGGCCAGCAGTTCCTCCACCGTCTTGAATAGTCCTGACTGTACCGTCTAGACCATCATTAGGATTAGCTGCGTTAACTTGTAGCAGATCCTTATAAGTGTTAGCTATCAGTTGATTTGTTAGATCAGACATAATAAGTTATTCCTTTACTCAGGCAGAACGCTTTTTCCTTTTCAAACCAAAGACAGCACTTCTTCCTTCTTTCTTACTGCTCTTCTTTTTTCTGGCTCCTTGAGCTTCGTCACGCCTAGACTTCAAGCTTTGACTCTTCTTTCCTCTACGTGCTGAAAGGCTTTCATCTTCTCTGTCCTTGTAACCTTGACGCTTGGCGGTCTTCTTCTTAGCTGTCTTCTTTGTCTTCTTCTCGTCTTTCTTTGCATTGAAATAAGCTCTGGCCATTGTTCTTAACTCCTATGTAAAGTTCCATTTCGTGGTGGTATCTTCCCATTTAGTTGTAATACCATTCCAAGATTTATTTAGATCAGCATTACTAGGCGGTCTTGCGTCTTTAATAATCTGTTTGTCTCTGTAGAATTTTACCTTATTAAGTGGGTCAGTTACAAGGTTATAAATACCATCGCTCTCACTCTTAGCAACGATAAACCCTGTTCCCGGTTCTTTGGTTCTTTGATCAAGCCTGTATCTAAATCCAGACCTGTCACTTATAAAAAATCCTTTTTGCATTTAGCACTTCCACCTTTTTCTAGCTTGTCTTAGTCTTGAGTTAGGATTCTTTGCGGCTTTAGGAAACTTCTTCATTTGACCTGCTGATCTGGCGCAGTAGCTCTTACGCCTGTTTGCATCCTTGCTACCCTTCTTAACAGATCCTGTAACAGCTGTCTTGAGCTTACTACCGGGGTTGTCCCTCCGGTATTTTGCTACACCTTTCTTGGTCATCCCTGCACCAGATTTGGTAGGTCTCTTCTGCCCACCGCTGATGCTGTGACCTTTCATAGTACCTTTTCTTTTCTTAGCTGCCATTACTTTCCAACTTTTTTCATAGCATCTTTATGTGCTTGAGTAAATGTTTTACCCTCTTTCATGTCCTTAACCATTACTTTCATATGTTTAGCAGTGTGATGCTTACTATGTTTTTTTAGTGTAGCTAGTTGTCTAGGAGTTAATTTTTTATTTTTCTTAGCTGCCATTACTTTTTTTTCTTCTTCTTCTTAGGGAAGCCAGCCTTCATGTTAGCATAAGCTTTATCTGTTATTGTGCTTTTCTTTTTAGATCTGCTAATTCTTTTTTTCTTTCTTGCGTTTATATTTGCATACAATCCTTTTGGTTTAGCCATGTTAAACTACCTGTAGTTGTGGGGTTATGAAGAGGTTCACTCTTTCTTTATCTGACTCTAGTGCAGTTCTGAGCAAAGCTTCGTATTTATCTTTAAGCATTGTTATTCGTTCTGTAGGAACTGCAGGTCTTTTATAACTGAGATAATAGGCCAGCCCACAGGTAAGTGCAGGTAGAAACCGGAAAGGAACATCTGCATTCTGAAGTGCACTCTTGGTAACATCCTTCAGACGTTTCATTCTGTAGTTTCTAAAGGTGTAAGTGTTTGCTGTATCTGGTGTGGGAAAGAAGTGCACTGTGACAAGATCTCTTCCTTTCAGAGTTGCAAACTGTGTAGGTCTACCGCTGGTGGCTTTGTTTGTGATACCCTCGTATTCTTCGTAACCTATACGGGTCATCTGAAAATCAGTCGAGTTAGATCCTAATCTTATATAACCAGAGAGAACATCTATGGTATCTGCGTCTAGTTCATAAGCGGCAGTCCCGGCAACAAGAGTAGTGGTTGCAAGATCTGTTCCCCAGAGAAGAACGCCCCTGTTCTGCCAGTCAGTGAGTAGAAGATTAAGAGATCTCCTTGCAGTGATACCATCATTACCTAGTTCAGCTTGTCCACCTATCATAGCATAGGCTTCTTCTATTACCTCGTCTATAAAGAAGGTAGTGTTGAAGTCTGATGTTGTTGCAACTGCCATATCAGTTCCTTATCTATTTCTCATCCACGCTGGTTTAGTAGGACCACCTACAGCGTACTTGATAGGACCACCCTTCTTCATTCCTTTTTCAGCTTTGTTTAAAAAGTTTTCAGCTTTGTCAATCTGTACAGAAGAAGCATTTTTAAGAATTTTATTCATTGCTTTTTTTTCTTTAGGATTAGTAGTTTTATCCCGATAAACAGCTATTGCATCATTAACATCAGCTTGAGAAGGTTTATTAGTCATTAGTAAGTATCCTCTGATTTGTCTCTGTCTCCTTTAAGCAAAGGACTAGAGCGTTTCTGTAACAGGGTATCTAACTTTGAATCCATTCTTTGAATTATAATCTCTAGCCTAGCAGTCTTATCAATTAAATCTATGATAATTGAATCTTGTTTCTTTAGGCTAATGATAACATCTTTTAGTAAAAAGTGTAAGAGTTTCCACGCAGCAACGCCAGCCCCAACGCAACCAACAATTGCTAGACCATAATCTGAAATCGCTTGCATAAAATTCATGTCCATGGGGGGAGTACTCACTCTTCTGTAACATTTCTACAATCACAAGTCTCCGTATTACAAGGTTCAGAACAAGAACAATCCTCGCAACCAGTACAGCTGCACTGAGGATTTTGACAATTTTTATCCGACAACGCTAGGTCCCTTTCTTGCTGCGCCAAAACCTTGGCCTGTTGGTTTACCGTTGATCTCTGCTAATCTTTTTGTAGCAGTGGGTGGGTTCTTATCAGGAATAGGATAGAACTGCTCGGATGTTTTCTTCTTTGCTTTCTTTGCCATAATTAATCGCTCCCTTTAACCAGTGTATTAGGTCCTCCAGCAGGACTAAAGTTTGTCTGCATATCGTCTTGTCTGCTTCTTCTGGCTCTGTTTCTTAACCGTTCTATCTCACCTGCGTATTCCTGTTGCCATGCCTGAGTCGTGTTAAAGCTTTTCATAAAGAGAGAAGCCTCTATCATGGTGGCAAAGAACAGGGCGTTTTCGCAGTGAGTGGTAAAGTAATTAGTAGGACTTGCAGAGGTAATTGTTGTTATCTGTGCAATGAACCCTATCTGAGAATCTATTGTACCAGAAGGTGTAGGGGCTACCCGAATCTCTGTGTTTGTTTTAAATCCATAGTATCTGGGTGTAGCTGTCGAAGCCGAAACTGGCCAATAATCTAAAAGATACTCATAAGGTCTGTGTTTCAATTGAGTTCTGGCACCACTAACTTCTATGGTAAAAGTTTTAATAATCTCTCCACCAGTAGGTACAGATACTTCTGCAGTACCGGAAGACACGGCGACACTGGCATAAGCGACAAGACCTTGATCATCAAGATCATTCATCATCTTATCCTGTGCTCTCTGTATCATATTAGGAAGAGCACCTAGAAACTCTGAGCCATCATTCTCAGTGGTCTCTACAATTGCGCTGACAAGAGAGTTAAAGTCCATCTGGGTTAGCCATAGTAAACAAAGAAACGGCCAGCATCACTTAACCCAGTAACAGAGACTGTTCCTTCACACCGTATACCCAAGTCTTGCATATAAACACTATCTGAGTCATTGGCAGTAATTGCAAAGTGTCTAATTTTAATACCTTTTGAATCACTCATGGTAATGGAAGCAACAGTAGATACAGCATAGAAGTACTGTCTAATACGAGTATCAGCAACAGTTACACTACTAATCACGTCTACTAGAACCCCGTTACCTTCACCGCCTCCAGCTACTTGAGCCAGTCTAATATTGGTTGTCATTTATTCTTCTCCTAAAAGAAAGGGGAGAACCTTCTCCTGATCCTCCCCTATTATAAATCAAAGCTGTTATCTTTCCAAGGTGGCGGCTTATCTTTCCACCGCTGCAAGAATAAAGTCAATGGTTAAGGTTTTAGCCACTGCTTCACCATTTTGAATACCGAAGGAGAGCGTGAGTTCCTGATCATCAGGTGCATTTGTGGTGCTGGTAACTTCACCAACTTGTACATCATCCTGATAAACTCTAAAGACAGAACCACCTGTGGCAACGTCCAAAGGATCATACTCAAAGGAGAGGGTGACAAACGTATCATCTACCATTGCATCCATCTGAACTACACTCAGTGAAGAATCGTTATCTTTCTCCACAATAAAATCAGGTGTGTTATCACCGTCAAGTTTGAGGAAGTAGATACCGTCATCAACATCAAGTGGGGATGCGTCTGTGACTTGAAGACCCATTACAATGTCAGTTTGAGTAACATCATTGGTCTTAAATTTAGCCGTAAAGAACATCCTCTTAGAAGCGTTCCATTTAAAAGACTCACCTTTTAGCTGAAGGAAATCTAGATCATTATCTCCGGCAGCATTGGTGATTAGGAGTTGACCGCCTTCACCATCTGTGATCGCCTCTGTGGCACTTCCTGTGCCAAGTTCAACAGTGGTGATTGTGTAGATACCAGCATGAAACTCAAAGCAGTCATCAAAGTAGGTGTAAAATTTCGTAGGGTCCATATAAGGATAATTAAAAAGAGGATGACCCTTTGTCCTGTTAGAAATACCGTGGGGGAAATGTGTAGCCATAATGAACAGTCCTTTCCTAGACCAGCACCCGAAGTGCCATTCAAGTATGTTAAAGAAAAAAGAAGTGGAGAGGCGTATTTCAGCCCCTCCACTATAAAATACTTAGGCTCCTTGAGAACCGAAGTAACCTCTCCAGTCAGACCAACCGAAGCTGTAGCGTTCTCTGGCTTTGAAACGGAGGTTACCCGTGTCGAAGTCAGGCTCCATCTTCGTGGCAAGAGGCGCTCTTACAAACATCTTTGCTCCGTTAGGAACATCGGTTTTGATAAAGAACGCATCCGGGTCACTGAAACGCTTATTCACCGAATAACCTTGCGGGATCATACCCTGGTGGTTAATGGCGTTGATGTTGTTATCAGCCGTGTTAGGTTGATAAGGGCTATTCAGCACACGGTCTGCCGTGAACTGGTTGCTCGGTGCAACGTGCAGGGATACCGCACCACCACCGACCAGAATGCCTCTATCGTCTTTCAACGTCTGAATACTGATCAAAGCAGTTTCCAAAGCAGCTTCTGAAAGATCAACCGTTCCAGCTGATCCAATCAAGTTGCTCTGGTTCCCATCGCCAACCGTTGGATGACTGGCACTGAACATTGGTTGTCCGTCGCCACCAGTGATCGCAACATTAAAGCCTTGGTTGAACGTCTGAGCAGCTTTAGTCTGCTTTGTACTTGCCATGGAACGAGCAAGCCCTCTGGCACGCAGCTTGGCAAACGTGTCATAGAGATTGTCTTCCATTGCCTCTTCCGTAACTGAGAAGGCAAGTGCTATGGTTTCAGCCGTATATCTGGCTGTGAAGCTTTCTTGTGCATCGTCATACTGAACAGCAGCGCCCTCACCCTTGACAGGTGCCTCGCCAAATCCAGTGAAGAGAACCTCTTCTTCAAATGCACGGTCAGAGTTCTCTACTTCATAAAGAACACTGTATTCATCAGCAACTTCTCCATACTCAATGCCAAAGACAGCATTAAGTCCCGGTAGAAGCTGCTTGGCAATACTAGCTCTGTTTATAGCAGCCATTGTCTAAGCTCCTTTCGGGTTAGGTTGGGTTACCAGAAGACACGCGAGTCAACTGGTGTTGGATAAGTTGAACTTCGCAGATTGGGAAGGCACGCTCTGCTGAAACGTCAATGTCGTTACCAGGGGTATCGATAAAGTCGATGATGCGTACCAAAGCTGCTGTACCAGAAGTTCTGGTAGCAACCTCTAGACCCATGCCAGAACGACCAGTGAAGGTAGAACCTGCACCAGCGGTTACTTCAAAGTTAGTCTGCATGATATCACCAACCGTGCAGCTAGCATCAGCTTGTAGTTCAAAAGTAGCTTGCGGATCATCACAAACAATCGCGTAGGCATTGCTAGCAGAAGTGTTAGCTGGCCAATGTTTACTAAACGTCGGCACGCCGTCTGCTTCAAAGTAGCAACCCATGAAAACTCCAATAGGAACTTCATCCCCATTGGTCAGACCGATTACTGAGACTGTACCTAAGTTTAGGTGTACCAAATCACCCGTGAAGATGTTTGACGCAGCGCCAGATGCAATCCGATAGTTTCTTGTCTGCAGTGTGTTAGCACCAGCAGAGTATCTACGCGAAGGAGTGAAACCGTTTAGGGCTTTCGTAGTAGTCATACTACATTCTCCTTTTAAAGATGAGTAGAATAAGTGGTAGGCGTTTTAAGCCTGAAACTGTGGCATTCTACCCTTGGTTACAGTTGAAGTGCTATTATTTGAAATGGGCATTTTCGAGGTAGAAGCAGACATCAGTTGCTGATTTACAGCATCCATCAAGTCGTTTGCTTTACCTTCGTAATAATCATTTCTGGCGACTGACTTTCCACGGGGCATTTTGGCTAGAGCGACATCCCCCCGTACAACACAATCGGTATAGCGTCCCGTGTCTAAAACAGTTGAAGAGTGTAACATCTCAGGAACTTCTTCAGGAGTTACAAATACCCAACCTTGAGTCATTTTGTTACCTACGTTCTTGTAGTCATCATCACCTTTGAGGGAGATGCGTATCCAACGGAGAACCATGTCTTCATTGGCGAATCTGTCTACAACAGGGTCGGGAACATCTAAGAAATTAGGTTCTTGGTATGTGTACTCTTTAGTTGCAGTTTCCCTTGTGCTAGTTGCTCTACTACTTGTTTTACTCATCTTTAAACGCTCCTTCTTTTTTTGTTACGCGCAATGTGGTTAAGCAATTGGAACATATTCACCAGCTGCACGATCTGCCCGTGCCTTCTCAGCGGCATATTTCTCAAGAGGAATATTCCACTTCTGAGCTAGTCTTACGTCTTCTTGAGTAAGCTTAACCTTACCTTTACTTCCGGTGGTAGAACTGCGCGACTGTCCTGCAACCACCTGTTGTGTAGGCTGTGATCCTACCGCTGCACTCTTCTCTCCGCTAAATTTGTGCGGAAACTCTGTCTTCATTCTCCGGTCTACCTCTTGGTAAAACTCTGGACTAGAAGAATCATAACCTTCTTGTTTCAGTGTTGCATCAATTGTAAGTGCTGCCACTGTCATAATCTGGTCTTGGTTGAACCAAGAATTTTCAGGCTTTTGACTCCATTCAACTGCAAGTTCATCGTACTGTTGTGCTTGCTGCTGTTGCTGTTGGACTTGCGGTTGTTGTGCCTGTACCTGTTCTCTCTGCGCCAGCTGCGCCTCGTACTGTTCAATAGCCTGTCGCTGCTGACTTAATGTTGAAAGGTCTACTTGACCTTTGTTCATTACTTCTTGTGCTTCTAGCATCTTCTCCTTTTCGCCTAGGTCATAAGCGTCAAGGTATGCTTTCTTAGCCATCTCAATTTGTTTCTGTAGAAGCTTCTCGCTAGTCTCTGTGTTAGACTTACTACTCTCTACAGTATATTTATCTCGCTGATTGAGCTGTCTTAAAAGATCTTGCTTTTCTTGTTCAGCTTGGGCAAGAAGATTAGCCTGTTCTTTTTTCTGTTGAACAAGCTGTCGTATACGCTTCTCAGCACCTTTTGTTTCTATTCCTTCTAACTCTGGAACATCTTTATCAGGTGCTCCTGCTTCTACAGGCGCTGCTTGCTCTTCTTCACCTTCTACTTCAAACTCTACTTTTTCTTTGGTAGGAGTAGATGAAACATCAATCTCGTTCCAATCGGTGAGTTCTTCGGCTACATTTTCTTTTGCTTCTACTGCTTGTTCTTCAGACATTTTTATTAGCTCCATAGTTTGCGAGGACTAAGATTACGCATAATTTAATTAGTAACATATTTAATTACCTAATACAAGGGTAGTGTCTAGATCTTCTGGGTCACTGATTCTCATTAGGATCTGATCGTCAAAGAGAAGGAGAAGCTTTACACCTTTATAAACAAACTTGGTACCTGAAAGTTTCTGGTAACAAACGTAATCACCCTCTCTACACCAAGCTCCTGCAAGGAACTTATCTTTATCTTCGTAAGCCAGGGTACCTACTTTAAGAACTCTGCCAACCGTGGTGAGATAAGCAATGTCGTCCCGTGCTCTCTCTGGTAAAAGAATACCTCCCTTTGTTTTTTCCTTGATAGAGGTTGGTCTGATAAGCACATGATAACCGGGAAGGTCTGGAAGAACTTCTGGGTCCGGTATACCATTCTCTGTAATCCACGCATCGTTAGCAATTGCCCCGCCAAGTGAAGGATTAATCATCGTCGTTATCTCGCTCCATTCTTCTATTTACAATATCAGTTAACTTTGAGTAAGACCACTCTATTCCTGTAAGCGTTCCTACTACTTGCCTATAATGGTTATAGTCCTCTACGTGACCCTTCGCAAGGAAATCTTTTAAGGTATCTTCTTCCTCTTTAAAAACTTGTCGTATCTCATCAAAGATATCCATGACTACTTTTTACGTGCTAACCTTTTTCTTTTCTTGGAGGGATACTTTGGTTTCTTAGAAGTAGACATAGCAATGGCCACAGCTTGCTTCTGAGAGTAGCCTTCTTCTCGTAGCTTCTTAATATTGTCTGAGATTGTCTTAGGCGACTTCCCTGGTTTAAGTGGCATGGCGCTGTACTTTTCTCATGCTATCGGAAAGACTACGTGCTCTTGAGTAGGTTTGCTCTGCCCACCGTGAATCCATCATCTGATCTGCTGCTTCTCCGTAGTCTTTAGGTTCTTGTCGTAGAGCTTTAAACATTTTCTTAAACTTAGAAACTCCTTTCTCTCCCATTTGATATACCATTTCTATTATAATCTCATGGGCTTCACAAGGTAAATTTTCTATCTTATTTTTTTCTATTAGTCTAGCCGCTCCATCTCTAGCTTTTTCCAGATCCTCTTGAAAAAGTTTTTCCCAACCTTCTTGATCTGTGGGAACTTCTTCTCCTTCAAGGATTTTATGTCCATAACCTCCTGTAAGAAACCCAAGCGTGTCAGTATAGGGTTCGACCATATATCCTTCATGTTTTTTAATCCGTTCTTCTAAAGTCACACTTACTTCTCCAGCTTTGCCATATTAACCAAAGTATCTAGAGCAGTTTTATTTCTTTTAAGTTCTTTGTCACCGCCAGCTTTCTCAGACTCGATTGAGAGTTTAGCAGCTGCTTCCAGAGCTTTGTTGGCATCTCGATCAGATTCTAAGGAAAGCTTACTGATATCAATCAGAGCATCTAGCTGAACTTTCTTATCAGAGCTTTCGTGTTCTTTGCTCCTGACTTCTAGATCAGCTGCTTTCTCTAGCGCGTCCATTTGCATTTTCTGTTGATCAAGCTGTAGTCTCTGTTGCTCAATGTTCATCATCTGTTGCTCTGGACTCTGGGCAATACCTAGTGCAGCGTTGGCGTTGGCCACTGCTTCTGCTGCTTGTGACATCACCATCTCACTTGTCTGAGGATCATCAGCAACTCCAGTGACCATGCCGCCTATCTGTTCTTGGTACTTCATAAGCATGTGGTCTCTGATGTTGGCGTTGATTATAGGAACAATCTGCTGCATCATTGGATTAGCACCGTTACCTGGGTCTTTTAGGAAAGCAGTTTTAAACTGAATATGTGCATCGTGGTTCTGCCCTGGAAAAGCTGCAATGGGTTGTCCTTTGGACGCTGCCAGGATATCTGCCAGAGGGTCTCTTGGTTCTGGCTTTTGTTCCGGTGGTAGTATCTCGTCTAGGTTAGGAAAGTTTGCAGCGGAGAGGACTTCTCTGTACAGGGCTGGCATATTAAACGTACCGGGAGGTGTTTGGCTAGCAAGTTGAATAGCCATTTGACCCAGTGCCAGTCTGTGAGCAGAGGACGGGATATTAGGATCAGATACAGGAACGATATCAACTCTCCCGTCAAAGTCCTGTTTAAATACTTTCTGATCTCCACCTACAACTTCATACGGGTAATCGTCGGGGAGGAAGTCATAGTTAATTCTGGCTAGAATGTCAAACTCTTCTCTCTGAGCTTTGTGCATTCTTTTGTGTATGGCAGTGGAAAACTTAGACGATGCGTCTAGGAGTGCCATAGTCGTTCCCACTGGGCCATAGTTAGCAGAGTCTGCTATCACCTGCTCTGTGGAATCTGCAAACTTCTGACCTGCTCCTACAACAAACTGGAGCATCTGGAGCAGTGTGCCAGACGGTTCCTTGTAAGGGAGCGGGACGATTGCCTTGGTCAGATCAATGCCTGTGCTCTCCACCTCCTTAAACTCACCGGGAGATATGGGGTCATTGTCGCCTACAAGCCTTACACCTCTGGCCTTGAACCCTCCGGGTAGGTTGGCAAACTGGCCAGCGTCTACCAAAGAACGCATGGCAGTTGTTGCTGTCATGGTCAGGTTACCTAGGAAGTGGATCAAGCCTAGACCATAGAAAGCAAAACCCGGAACGTACCTGTAGTGTGTAAAGTGTAGTATCCTTTCCTTGATAGGATCGTTCTCTTTATAGTTACGTTTGATACACAGAACTTTTTTAGAATGTACATCAACCGTGACAACGTAAGGTCGGGCTATCCCGTCAGGGTCTGCGTAAGGTTCTGGCAGGTCTAGGTAACAGTGCTGCTCTAGAAGAACGTACTGAGGATCTTCCTCTGCTGTGGCAGCTATGCCCATGATGTTGTCTATCTTCTGTCCCATGGACGTTGTATCTGGTGCTTCCGGTTCTCCTACGTCTGCGTCCCTGTACATTCCAGAGACAACATCTTTCTTAAAATCGTTGGGAGAGCGATAGATCAGGTGTGTGTACCGCTCCGCTGTTCTGAGATCAGTGGCGTAGTAGGACACATAGAAATGATCAACCGGGACAAACTCTGAGACAGGTCTCTGGAGGATCTCGTCAAAGTAAATCTTTTTAAACGCAGAGCCTACCAAGGGCAGGTGGAAAAGCATACGCTCAAACTCGTCAAAGTATTCTGGCATCTGCTGCGTCAGTTGGTAGTTCATAAATTGTTTTACGCGCTGTGCCTGTTGTTCTCTGGGAACTGTGTTTGCTCCTATCACCTGTGCTCTGACAGGACCAGCAGGGGGAAAGAGTTCTTGAGATGCTCTGCTCTGAAACTTAACCGCTGATTCTATCAAGAGTGGATGAACTGCTGTGCACGCACCGTCGAATGGCTCTGTTGTATCTTGTAGCTTTAGACCAAGAAGGTCAAACCCGTGCTCAAAGATTTGTTCCCATTCTTCTCTGGATTCTTTATCTGTCTCGTACCCGTCGATGACTGTGTGAGAAATGTCCATCAAGTCATCTTCGTCTATCTCTTCTGCTAAGTTTGCGTAGTGGTCTTGTTCCATACCCATCATGGATATAGCTTCCATATCACCAAACTCTACCTCTACACCACCGTCCTCGGTGGGACTAAACTGTACCGACTCTTCCTCTTCTGTGTCCTCTACTAGATTTAAAGAAGGAGACTCTCTTCTTAATTCTTTTACTTCTTCCATTTCTAAGAAAGGATTCTGTTCAATCGCCATTGTCTATCCCCTCCCCCTCTTCTTTCTACCCTTGGCTGAGAGCTTTGCCATCGTCGTGTTCCCGTACTTCTTCCTACCTATGCTGGCAGCTATGGCATCTGCATCTTTTTTATTTTTACCGCTCTTTTGAATCTTGGAGGAGAGGGATTTAAAACGTGAGCCACTCCCTAGTTTGCCGCCAGTCTTTTTCTTTGTCACCTTGCGTCCTCCTTTAAGTTCTCTGGGGATACTTGCTCTGGATATCGCCATGATCATCTAGTTCCAATTCCAGTAAGTTTTTTTCTTGGGCTTCTCTTCGTCTTCGTATTCAGGATCATCTGGGTGAGATAAATGCCATGACTCTTTGAGGTAGTGTACTGCCATTGCCATTGCATCTACCTGATCATCATGTCGGGCAAAAGGAAATTGTATAGCCTCTGCATATAAATCTTCTGCCCACTCTTTGCCTCTGGGGAGCCATACTCGGCCAGCCTCTAGTAAAGGTGTAATTACGTGTACTCTAGACACTTTATCACGGTCTGGGAGGTAATCCAACACAGGAAGACCTGCTCTTCGCATATCTTGTATAAGGCTCTGCCCGGATGCTTTCTTCTCAATGATACACACATCTGGTTGGTATTCGTCGTAGAGATCTTGCGCTGTCCTGCGTAGCTCTGGATACTCTAATCTTTCTCTGACATTACCTAGCAGAATAAGGTTTGGCGCTAGAAATTCTCTACCCACTGAGTCTGTATAGGGGTAGTCGAACACACCCCATGTTTGTATCACTGAGTAGTCTGCTGTGCTCCGGGTGGAGAAGGCAGTGTCGTAAGTTTGTATTATCAAGTCACACTCTGGCGGTTCTTCGTCTGTCCAGTTTTTAAACCAGTCAGCTTTTATAGTAGATCCCTCGTCAGGTGTAGGGTTCTGCATATAGAGTGCTTGCCAGTACTTGGCTCCGTTGTTGGCTCGAATCTCTGCCTCGTCTAGCCTGAGTAGCTCATCAGGTTTCCACTCAGGAAAATAGGACCTACCTTCTGGGAGATTAAGAAGCTTTGATGATTCCTCGTCTAGCCACGCAGGTATGGACACAACATCCCACGGTATTGTATCTTCTGTTTCGTTACCAAGGAGCCAGCCACAGAGATCGTCTTCGTGGTACCTTGTGTTAATAATAATCACAGAACCGTTGGGCATCAGGCGTGTCCTGAGACCTGATGGGTACCACTCCTTGATGTACCTACGACCTGCTTCTGAGAAAGCGTCCTCCTCTGACATGGCATCGTCTATCAATGCAATGTGTGCACCGCGCCCAGCTATCTGTGAGCGTACACCTGCTGCGTAGTAGATACCGTTCTGCTTGGTCTTCCACTTACCCGCTGCTCTTACGTCCTCTCTGAGCGTGGCTCCGGGGAAGATCTCTTGGTACAGGGGCATCTTCAGGATATCCCTGACAGTTCTACCGAAGTCTGAGGCTAGCTGGTCAGAGTGAGAGATACTCATTATTTCGTGAGAAGGGAAGTTTCCTATGTACCACGCAGGGAACAGCTGCGAACAGAGCAGACTCTTGGAGGAACGTGGGGGGAGGAACACCATAAGTCTCTGAGGATCAGGTGAATCCACCACTGTCTGTAGTTTACTGGAGAGAACCTCTATGTGTTTTCCTACTTTAAAATCAGGGACCAGTTGCGGTGCAATGAACCTGACAAAGGAGAAGAACTCCATTCTGGCATTGTTCACTGCCTTGAGATAGAGATTGTTCCTGAGTTGTTCTTTTGAAGTGATAGCGTCAGTGGTAGGTTCTATCATGGTTTTCTAAACTATCGCCACCCTTCTCTCCGTAGTACTCTGTCATCTCGTCTGACATGAGATAGATTAACTGAAGTACTTGGGCAAACATATGCCTGAGTTTCTGTACCCTGAAGTCTTCGTTCTCTGGATCGTTCATGGGAAAAGAGAACGCAACTGTTTGTAGCTTGGTAAACATATCTTGGAGTGAGTCTATCTGCTCTGGGAGCGAAAGATTCACACCTACCATTTTATTCTTTGCCACCGTCTACCACCTTTAAGCCCATGTCGTACCCAGATATAGCCGCTAGGTTCTTGATATCTGCGTCTAGGTCAGCGGTAAATGTAGAGTCAGCGCCGTGAAAGTGAGTGTTCTGTTTGATTTCTTTCTTGTCAATGAACATGCCCAGGTGCTTGCCCATGTTCTCCAGAGATCTATTGGCGTTTGTGTAGTCCTCTGCCTCTGTGGCTCGCATATAAGTCTGGTACATTTTGTCTAGAACTTTCTGCGCGTCCCACGAAACTTTCTCTACTACATCGTCACGGAGTATTTCTATATAAGCTCTTAGCTTTGGGTTTGCCAGGTACTGTTGCGCTCTTCTTGCTGTTCTCGTTTTGTCTAGGTCACCGTCAGCTTTCTTGACAGGGGCATACCCAGCTTCTAGCAGAGCGTGGGTGGCATCGTTGGTTGCTATGTATTCCTCTGCAAAGCGTATTTGTTTTCTGGTTAGACCATAGTCTTCTGACCTGGCACTGCCTGGTGTGTCGTACTGATCCTTGAGCTTTTCTTTCTCAGTATCTTCCAAAATAGAGTACTCCTTCTTTTATAAATATATTATACATAGACCCGGAGGGGAACACAAGGAGAAAGAAACACAAAAAGAAGGGTCTTGCAAAGGTTTGGAAAGCGTGATAACCTGCTGTTTAAGCGACGGGGGTAAATATATAATAGATATATAATAAGTTATTAATAAAAATTATATAGATATATATATATATATAAATATTTAATAGATTAATATTAATATTATTAATAAAGACCCGCGCCGAATCCCATTTTATAAAAATTGCTCCGCTAGTGGGGGTACCATAATATATATATAGAACCTCTAGGTTTTTTGGGACCCCCCCTAAGAACAAAAGGTGAACAAGCATGTAGGCAATAATTGCCCGGTAGATTTTACCTAGTAGGCAATAATTACCGAGCAAAGCGGCAGTATTTGCCTACCAATCAAGATAGCTAAAATGCTAAGTCATTGAAATCATTACATTGTCTAAACTGGCACGGCATGTGCAAGGTAATTGCTGTCGAACAGGCGCCTAGTAGTTAAAGACTAGGTTGGCGGGGTCACCCGAAAGGGATGGGCCTTAAGTTCGATATACCTTCAAACAAACTAAGGAGATTGATACCATGCTTAAGCATCGTATCTACAAGCACGCAGTTAAGTCGGTTAGTTCAATTCTGTTCTCGGATGTTAAGGGCGATGGTCTTAATGGTTATCGTAACTGGCGCATTCGACTGGCTCTTAGTACAGCCATAAGAATAGGATGGATACCTAAAGGCTACCTAGGCCATTTTGAGCGTACACTCTGGCAAGATGCCAAGGTGATTATGCGTAACGACGAATGGTCTGGCTCTATCGCTTCGCTTATGGAGTATCGCTTCTGGCGCTTCATTAGCAAGCAAGCTAACGATACCTACGTGTCGCTTGCTGTTAAGTACCGAGTAAAGAACGGTAGCTTAGACGATACGCTAGTCTTTTCCGATACTGACAGCATAGCAGAAGTAGAAGAGACACCATATGAGCGGCAAGAACGCTATAAGAACGCCGCTTAAACCAGCTTGAAGGGGCGAGGCGGGGGGATCAGCGCAAAGGTCTCCCCAATTCGTTTAAGGTGACAATTGAAGCAAGTAGTCGTGATGATATGGCTCGCCATGTATGGTCTGGCCATGATCGCAATAATCCATATGCTAATTACGCAATGACAAAGGGAAGGAACGGGCTAATAACCTGTTCCTCTTTTGTTCTCCTTGTATTCTAGTAAACCATGACTGCAATAGTTAGCTTGCCATGACTGCAATAGTTAGAACAAAACATATACATATATAGAACATGACTGCAATAGTTAGTAGAACAAATCGTGAACACAACATATGGTGTGTCTACTCCTTGAGGGACAACATATGGGTCAAGGGATTTCTCCCTTAAATTACAATACCTTCCCCCATATATCCCTTGTATAAGTAAAAAGATAAGAATACTCTTTCTTTCTCTTATACAAGTGGCAAAATAAAATTACTATCCCTGTCACTTTTCACTTGACAGGGTATACCCCCTCCCCCTACCATCCCCTCATAGTATCAACTAAGGACTAAGACAGCGCCATGACAAATATAGAGTTTCACTCCGAACTATTTGAAGATATTGACCTAGGTGAATTTGTCAGTTTTGTAGCTAATGAACTGGACGAAGGCGCAATGCAAGCTCTATTTTCAGAGTCAGAACTTGACCAAGGCAAGCACTATGAAGAGGCAAAACAAGTCATAGATTACGGTGACTATGCTTTTCTTGTGCACGCCTTAAACAGTTTTAAAACACAACATGCTGGCAAGTCCATGTCACACGCTGACTTTTCCACCTTATCAGATATGGGAGCTATATAATGCTCGTAAAAGAAGCTAAGTCCTACGGAAACATTTCCACGGGTAACACTAAGATGCCCGGTACCACCTACGCAATTGACGCCTTTGCTTGTCAAGTTGGGAGCAAGCTTGCCCTGATAGAAGGTACGCCATGTCACACCTGCTATGCCCGCAAGCTTCAAAAGCTTAGGCCATCAGTGGACAAAGGTTGGAAAGCTAACCTTGACAAGTGGAGGCAAGCCAGCACTAGCGAGCTAGGGATTGCAACTTGGATTGCTGCTATGGTCCTGCAGATTACCCGGTACAATACCGACAGCTATCACAGGTGGTTTGACAGTGGCGACCTCCAGTCTGTTGAAATGCTAGACGCAATCTGTCAGGTGGCACGCGCCACGCCTGATATTAAACACTGGCTCCCAACGCAGGAGCGTGGGATAGTGTCACGTTACAAGGGGAAAGTACCAGCTAACCTTATCATACGGGTATCAGCCAGCAAGTTAAACGGACCAGCGCCCAAGGGCTTTGCCAATACCTCGCAAGTATTCACCAGTGATCAAGCGCCGCTAGGATCTGAATGCTACGCCAGACATAATGACAATAACTGTGGAGACTGTCGCGCTTGTTGGGACCCGCTAGTTGAATTCGTAAGCTACCCTAAACATTAAACGCTTGACAGGGGAGGAATACCGCTTGTATTCTTTCCCTGTTACTAACCTCTAACAAGGAACTAGATACCATGGTTAAAGGAATGTATTCTAATCAGACGATTGTAACTGACACGCACTTTGAGATTGCGGACAAGCTACGCGAAGCACTAACGAAAGCCATCAATGATCTATACGGGGGCTTGCCATCTGTGCAGGACCAA